ATGGCAACTGCGGATACCGACTTTAAAGTAAAAGCAAGTGCTCCATTAAACGAAGCAGCAGATGGCCAGTTATGGTTTAATCCAAGCTTTAGCGATGTTGATATCATGGTTCATAATGGTACAGTATGGAAAGGATACAAATCTGTATTCCCTACTACTGATCCAGCAGGTCCTATTGTTGCAGCATCTAAGCCAACAACACAAAGCGATGGAACAGCACTAGTAGATAATGACTTATGGATTAGCACAGCAGATCCAGAAAATTATCCAGTGATGTATAGATACAACAACAGTGCAAAAGAGTGGACACTGATTGACAAAGCCGACGACCAAGGCGACGAAGGTGTAGTCTTTGGTGATGCACGTTATGGTTCAACTGGCGCAACAGGTAACACAGCAGCAAGTATTGTTGATTTGTTAACCAGTGACTTTGTTGACCCAGATAGTCCTGATCCAGCACTTTATCCACGTGGCATCTTATTGTTTAACACAAGACGCAGCAGTGGTAATGTTAAGAAATATAGAAACAACTACATCAATGTTAATACAGATAACACTAGATATCTAGGTCAATCAATGGCAGCATACGCAACTGATCGTTGGGTAACTGCTAGCGGTAACCAAGAAGACGGTTCCGGTACATTTGGTCGTATTGCACAACGTCAAGTAGTTATTCAAGCATTAAAATCAGTGGTTGATACAAGCACAGAGATTCGTGACGAAGAACGCCGTAACTTTAACTTGATTGCTTGCCCAGGCTATCCAGAGTTGTTAAGCAACTTGAATAACTTAAACTTGAATCGCGGTGTTACATCGTTTGTTGTTGGTGACACTCCATTCCGTTTACCAGCTAATGCAACTGCATTGACCAATTGGGGAACAAATGCCAATGGCGCACTAGACAACGGTGACAAAGGTATTGTTACATATGACGAGTATTGTGCAGTGTTTTATCCAAATGGATTTACAACTGACCTGAGTGGTACTAACGCAGTAGTTCCAGCGTTAGCTATCCGTGGTTTGCACCAGCAGGTACAAGACGTGGTGGTATTACTAACGCTACCGCAGTTGGTTATCTAGATGCTTCTACTGGTGAATTCCAAACAGTGGCATTGAACGAAGGCCAACGTGATACATTATATGATATCAAAGTAAACCCAATTGCATTCTTTAACGGTGTAGGCCATGTTAACTATGGTCAAAAAACTCGTGCTAAGAATGCCAGTGCTTTAGATCGCATTAACGTTGCACGTTTAGTAGTTTACTTACGTAGTCAATTATCTAAGTTAGCTCGCCCATATGTGTTTGAACCAAACGATAAAATTACTCGTGACGAAATCAAACAGGCATGTGACAGTTTGCTATTAGAATTAGTAGGCTTACGAGCTATCTATGACTTTGCAGTTGTTTGTGACGAAAGTAACAACACAGCAAGCAGAATTGATAGAAACGAGCTTTATGTGGATATTGCGATTGAACCAGTGAAAGCCATTGAGTTTATCTACATCCCATTAAGACTAAAGAATACAGGGGAGATTTAATAAATGGCTATTACTTCATTAAACAAGTACACAGTACCGCTAGCTAGTAATCAATCTAGCTCAACACAAGGTCTGTTAATGCCAAAACTAAAGTACCGCTTCAGAGTGGTACTACAAGGTTTTGGTGCAAACGGTTCAATCTCTACAGAACTAACTAAACAAGTTAGCGATGTTACAAGACCAAAAGTATCGTTTGAAGAAATCGAAATCCCTGTTTACAACAGTAAGGTTTACCTAGCTGGCAAGTACACATGGGAAACTATGACGCTTAACCTACGTGACGATGCTTCCGGCAACGTACAACGTTTGGTTGGCGAGCAAGTTCAAAAGCAGTTCGACTTCATGGAACAAGCTGCTGCACGTTCAGGCATTGATTATAAGTTTACAACTAAGATCGAAATCCTAGACGGTGGCAATGGCGCACAAACTCCAAGCATTTTAGAAACATTTGAAGTGTATGGTTGTTTCATTCAAAATGCTGACTACGGCGAAATGAACTATGCAACAAACGAGCCAGCAACAGTGGCATTAACAATTCGATTCGATAACGCTATCCAGTACAAAGGTGGCGCAATTGACGGTATTGGTCGTTCTATTGGTACTAGAATTGCAGCAGGTGCAGGAAGCACAGGCGGCGGCGCTACAAACTAATCAATATTGGTTTAAGAAAAAAGCTCGGGAAACCGAGCTTTTTTTATCGGTAAATAAATGTATGGCAGATAAATTTACAAGATTCCTAACCGGCGTTGTTAACGGCGCAACAAACCCTAAAGGTCAAATGGGCAACTTCCGCCATGCGACCCGTATGTTTGTGGATAACAACTATGCATTGGCACCAAGAACTAAGTTTATGTTCTACGTGCAATTTGACATTGATAGTCTAGCAGCTGGTGCAACAGTATTCAAAATGAAACACGCTAGAGAAGTTGGCATACTTTGTAAGTCAGCAGATCTACCAAAATTTACCTTTGATCAAATTACAAAAAATCAGTATAACAGAAAAAAGATTATCTATAAGCAGATCAATTACGATCCGATTAATCTAACTTTTCACGACGATAATACTGGTGTTATTAACGCTCTTTGGGCTTTGTACTACGGTGCATATGTAGTTGATAGACAACTACCCAACGCAGCATACAAGGCTAATCATTATCGACCAGCTGGTCAGATTATGAACAATTATGCCTACGGTCTAGATAATAATGTAACAGTTCCGTTTATTAAAAGTATTTCGATTTACACAATGAGTCGTCGTAGATACAACGGATACACTTTAGTTAATCCAAAAATTATTAATTGGAATCACGGTAGTATGTCGTATGCAGAAGGTGGTACTGCAGAAAGTACCATGCAGGTTGCTTACGAATCTGTACAATATAGTACAGGCAAAGTGTATCAAAACAATCCTAAAGGATTTGCCAATCAAGCCTACTACGATTTATTGCCAAGTCCATTGAGTGTAGCGGGTGGCGGTACTGTTAGTCTGTTAGGTGAAGGCGGAGTGTTAGCAGGTGCAGATCAAGTATTCCAAAATTTTGCAGACGGTACTGCATTTGGTAGCATCGGTGGTTTCTTAAATACAGCCATTGCCGCAGTTAACACCGCGCAGAACATAGCATCACTAACTAAAGAAGGACTTGCATCGGAAGCATTAAATTTGCTTACTAGTGATTCTGGTATTGACGTTGGCAATGTAGTCAGCGGCGTTCAAGGAGCATTTTTTCCAAAGAATGACGCAGCTCAAGCAGCCACACAAGCATCACAACGAAATCTTACAGGACAATAAATGAGCACGAATCTACCCCCACGCGATAATAACGACAGCGCACGGGCTACTAAACTATTCTTTGATAGTTATGGTAAAGTACCTCTTCAGTTTAATGCAAATGAAGTTGGAGCAGCTCAGGCATTTTTTGAAACCAAGGGATTTGATCTAGATGCATCGGCCTTGACTTCTGCTGTTCTATTAAAGCAAGCAAAATTAGATAACATGAATGTTTTTGAAATACTCGATACATTAAAGGGTTTCAGCAACATTCAACTAAGCGCACTAGTAGCAGAAATTATTAATAATAATCGCCCAGCAACATCTACACTAGGTTATAGAAGAACCAGAGTAAACAACGAAACCGTTAACAGGAATATTATACCGTAATGGGACGTTTTGCACAAGGTAAATTCGAAATGAAAAATCCCGAGAAGTATATTGGGAAGAAAACACCGTTGGCAAGAAGTAGCTGGGAGTTTGTGTTTATGAGAATGCTCGACGAGCATCCCAGCGTAGAGAAATGGGCCAGCGAAGCAATTCAAATTCCATATCGTGATCCGCTAACTGGTAAACACACAATATATGTTCCGGACTTCTTTGTTAATTATATTGACAAAGGCGGAAAACGCCACGCAGAAGTAGTAGAAGTAAAACCAGAAAGTCAAACTCTCCGAGAAAAGACTGGCAAGAGTCAATACAATCAACAACAGTATGTAAAGAATCTAGCTAAATGGGAAGCAGCCCAAGCATGGTGCAAACAACAAGGTATTAGGTTTAGGGTCGTAAACGAAGGTGATATTTTTCATCAAGGCTCAAAACGTAGATAAGTACTGTATGACAAAAAAATTGGAAGAACTCTTTAATTTAGCTGATACAGATCCGGAAACGGATGTGGCTCTTCCGGTTGAGCATCAAGAAGTTATGGACATAGAACGCAGTTATAAAGAAGCAGAAGCAATTGCTGCTACTTTGCCAACTATCACAGAACTAAACAATCTTGACGAACAAGAATTAGATGCGCTTTCTAAAAAAGCAGAAACAGCATATGACGATTTAATGGATTTAGGCATGAATGTAGAAGTGCGATATGCCAGTCGAATTTTTGAAGTTGCTAGTAGTATGTTAGGTCATGCAATTACTGCTAAATCTAACAAAGTCGAAAAGAAGCTAAAAGCCATCGATATACAACTAAAAAAATACAAAATCGATAAAGATAACAATGAAGACCCGAATAATGTCCTAAACGGGCAGGGCTACATTATTACAGATCGCAACGAATTGATCAAAAAACTCGGTGGAAAGGAATAAATATTACTATGAAAACTTTTAAAGAATACCTATCTGAAAGCAAAAAAGTTTGGTCTTTTAGGATCAAAGTTGCTGGCGAATTGCCAGAGGGCTTTCAAGCAACTGTCAAAGACAGACTACAAAAATTTGGTGTAACTCGTTTCGAAAAATCATCTCAATCTCCAATTCAAAAAACTGCACTTGATTTTCCGCAGTTAGAGAATGTTGAAGTTGCAGTGTTTGAAATAGAAACTGCTTATCCAACTACACCACCAGAATTACTAAATGTAATTAAGACATGTAATCTAATCAAAGAAGAATATATTCTTGTTAGATATACATCCGAAGAAATGGATATCATCGATGATGCAAAAGCAGATTCGTTGTTGGCCGATTCAACATATAGTGAAGTTGCTAAAATCAAACACAAAGATTATTTTGGTGACGAATTTAATACAGCATTTCTAAAAGACTTAGAAAAGACTGCTAAACAACGCAGAAAAGATTTGGGACATGACAGTAAAAAAGTAGATGTTCTAGCAACAGCTCCCAAAGTAAAAACTGATAAAACTGGCTCTAAGAGTCCTATGGGGAGTTAATATGAATTTCAATGAATTATACAAAAGAATTAATAATATCGATAAAGGTTTAACCGAGTGCGGAGAACCAATGGGTGCAATGATGGGCAATCAGCCTACTACACCACCTCCAACTATGAGCGTTAATTTTAATGCTCAAGGCATGGACAATATTAAAAGCATGATGGATCTATGGACCAAGGTCAATCCAGATATGATGCCAGCAGGCGGTTTGCCACCTACTCCATCGTTATCAGATCCTTCAATGTCAAAAACACCAACACTACAACTAACACCTCCAATGGGCGCAAGTTCAGATGACATCGATGATTTATCTCCAAGTGATATGGGAGATAACGATTTAGACATCGACATCGACGGTGATGATACTCCGGATATTGCAATTGGTTCAGACGACCGTGATGATGTTTCTACAGCAATGGGCGATAACGACGGCGACGGTGATCACGACATGGACGACCATGATGCTGAGAAAACAGGTTTTGCTAACAAGCCAGACGAAAAGTATGCAGACATCGATGACATTACTACCAAAGCCGGCGGCGGCATGAATGGTCCTAAGAATCCTAAAGACCTGCGTGTAAAAGATCCTTCACCGTATGAAAACGAAGAGTATGCAAATTCACCAGACGAGCATACAGATGATCATTTACGAATCATCAAACACCTAGCA